ATTAATATGCAGGCAGAAATGGGTGTTAATATAAAAAGCACAGGTGGTGATGGTTTAAAATTAGAAACAAGTGTTGGAAGTATTGATATCTATAGTGCAGTTGATTTAAATATACAAAGTGACGTAAATTATAATTTAACTGTAGCAGGTAACCAAATTATTAAAGGTGCAAGAATAGATATGAATGGACCAGAACCTACACCAGCTACAAAAACAACAATACAAAATCAAACTCAAAACCAAAATGTTAAAGTTAGTGTTGCAAGTAGAGTTCCAGAGAAGCATCCATGGTTGGGTGTTGATAACCAAGAAACATTTGTTACAGGTAAAGGAAATACAGCATAATGCCTACTTTTAATTTTGGAAACGTTGTTAATGATAAAACTTTAATTGACTTTAGTTTATTTTCTATAATAGATACAATCACGGCTAGAGATGAAGTATTTGTAAAAGACTTAGAAGCAAGTGATAATGTTATGAACTATATTATTAGAACTATGGGTTGGAGTGGATATCAAAAAACTGTTGATGGCATAACAAAAATAGGTTATAAAAGTACAACAGTAGATGACATAGAAGGTAATGGAGTAACTGAAGATTCAGCATATACTTCTTGGATAGAACTTTTTAAAGATAGAGAAAGAAGATTTAAAAAACTCTTACCAATTGATACGTTATCTCAAAGCCAATACGATGGGTTATTAAGTTTATATTGGTTTACTAATGATATTACATCAGTTGGTACTGAAGATAGAAAATTTCGTATATACGAATTTATTGAAGAAAAGAAATGGGATTATGTTGCTACTGCATTAATTTTAGGTGGATCACAAAGAACACAAAGACAAGCTGAATCAAAAATAATTATCTTAGCAGACTATGGACAATATAAAAATAGATCTTTAATTAAAGAACAAGGTATTCAACAGCTGGTAAAAGAGTATAGTACATTTCAATTAACGGATAAACAAAAGGCTCAAGCTGAGTATGTATACTACGCAGAAACTAGTAGATTTTTGCCAAATCTTTCTGAAAGTAGAAAGAGATCACTAATAAATCAATTAAATCAATAGCTTTACAAGCTAATTATACAATCATAAACTACTAACAGAATAAATCGCATAAATAGTTGTATGAGCGAGATTATAGGATATACAACAGTTGAACAGGCTTATACTAGCAAGGGACTTTCTGGTCTTGAACTAGCTAAACGTGACCTGTTAAACCATTTTCATATACGTAAAGGAGAGAAGTGGACCGACCCTACTTTTGGTTGTGACTTGCCTTTTTATGTATTTGAACCATTAGATGATGATACTATTGAGTCTATACGCAATGAAGTATTTGCTGTAGTAAACTACGATCCTCGTTTTACAGTTAACGATACAAATGTTCGTGTAGTACAAGATGACCATTATGTTACAGTTAATGTAAATTTAACATACCTACCTACTACAACAGCAATAGATTTGCAAATTAAGTTCGATAGGGAACAGGACGCAGAGATTTAACATGGCACAAAAAACTAGACAAAATAAAATATTTGCGGCAGAAGACTATACTGTAGTTTATGAATCTTACGTTAATGCTAACTTTCAAGCATTTGATTATGATACAATTAGAACTGCAATGGTTGACTATGTCCGTAACACATATCCAGAAAATTATAATGACTGGATTGAATCAGCTGAATTTGTATCACTACTTGATGTAGTAGCTCAATTTGGACACAACCTAGCATACAGAGTAGATCTTAATGCTAGAAATAACTTTTTAACAACAGCAGAAAAACAAGAATCAGTTTTTAAATTAGCTGAATTTTTAGGATACTCTCCAAGACGTAATGTGCCTGCGTATGGTGAAATGAAAGTTGTTGCAGTTAAAACAAACGAAGCAGTTATTGGTAGTGCAGGAACAAGTTTAGGTGGAAAAGAAATTAAATATGAAGTTACTAATGATGTTAATAACTTAGATGATTTTATTACCATAGTAAATTCAACTTTACAAAATAGTAATCAATATGGTAGTCCAAATAAAAGTGTAGTACTTAATAATATTAGAACAGATTTTTACGATTTAAATAATACACCAAATCAAATTAAGTTTGATGTTGAAGGTGTAGTAACAGGTTCTACAAGAACATTTAATATTATTAGCAGTGATTATGATGAAACTAATTTAACATTCAAAGAAAAATCTCCAGATCCAGTTTCTAACATTGGAATGTATTTTAAGAATGACGGCAGAGGAATCAATAGTGCTAACACAGGTTTCTTCTTTGGAGTAAAACAAGGTGAATTATCATATCAAGATTTTGCTATTGAAGATCCAATTGATAGTAATGTATTAGATATTACTATCCCTAATATTAATAACACAGATTGCTTTGTACAAAATATAAGTACAACCGGAAACCTTATTAAAGAATGGACTAAAGTTAAAGATGTTAATAGCAATATAGTTTATAATAATTTAGCATCAGGTATTAGAGATATCTTTAGTGTTAAGACTAGAGAGAACAATGAAATATCAATTTTATTTCCTGATAGAACTTTTGGTAATATCCCAAAAGGCACAATTAGAGTTTGGTATAGACCAAGTGAGAACTCATCTTATGTGGTACGTCCAGATGATTTAACTAACAAAAAAATTAATGTAAACTATACAGGACGTGATGGTAATACTTATAATGCAGTATTTACTTTACAATTAAAACAAGCAATTACAAATGCTACATCAAGTGAATCGCTAGATAGTATAAGAGAAAATGCACCTAAGAATTATGCAAGTCAAGACAGAATGATTACTGCTCAAGACTACAATACTATATTATCTAATAACACAGGTGGAGTAGTAAAAGTAAAAAGTGTAAACAGAACATTTAGTGGACACAGCAGATATTCAAAATTTATTGATCCTACAGGTGAATACAGTAATTTATACTTGCAAGGCGATGATGCTAGATTATATCAAGATGAAAGATTACATACATCTTCGACTAGTGGTTCATATAATTCAAGTCAACTGTTTAACAAATATGTAAAAGATATTATTAACAATGACGAATATATAAATTTATACTATACAAAATATAGAAGTGCATTTAGTGGACTAAGAACACAACATAACTATACTGCAGATTCTTTTGTATGGCAAAGTCCAAGTCAAACCGTAAGTGGTGTTAAGACTGGATACATAACTGATACTAATAATGATATTGTTAGAGTTGGTGATACAGTAGACTCATATATGCAATATATAACCCCTGGTGCTTTACTTAAATTTACAACATCAAGTGGTAGCAAATGGGCAAAGGTTACAGATGTATTCAATTATGGTTTAGGTATAGAAGGTACAGGAACAAGTGCAGGTGAACCAACTGGTGTTCAAAACGATGGTATAGGATCAATTATTCTTGATACTGACATTCCATCTAATAGTACATTAGATATTATATATCCAGCATTGTCAAGAAACTTTAGCACAAGTGAAAGAAATATTATTATTGCTTATATTGATTCTAAAAGATCATTTAGTATAAAATATAATTATAAAAATAAAAGTTGGGAAGTAGATACTAGCCCTGAAACATTTAGTACCAATACACAATTTCCTGATAACTTTGATTTAGAAGATGCTAGTTGGTCAATATATTTTAATTATAATAATCAACAATATGATATACATTTAAGAACTATAAGATTTAACTTTACTAGTAATTCTGTTCGCCTTGGTAATATTCAAAACGAAATGGAAATTAGTTCTTTTACTAAAAAATCAAAAAGAGATTGCATACAAGCATTAGGTGTTTCAAATAATGCTATTGCTAAACTAGGAAAATTTTATGTATATGGATACGATCAGTTAGGACTAAACACTTATAGATTAGTACTTGTGGATGGTAATGCAGATAGTAGACCAGATAATCCTGAAGTATTTTTTGATACAGTAGGATCAACGCAAATATCAGTAGACGACACTTTTTATACAGGTAAAGAAAATATGAACTTTGAATGGGAGCATATTGCTTCTGACAACCAAGTAGTTGATCCTAGCTTTACAAACGTTATTGATGTATTTGCTTTAACTACAGCATATGATACAGAATATAAAAATTGGCTATTAGGTACAATTCCAAATATGCCTTTACCACCAACAAGTTATGAACTAGGACAGATGTTTGCGTCAAGTGGTGAAAAGAAAGCTATGAGTGATACTATAGTTTATAAACCTATAAGATACAAATGTTTGTTTGGTGCAAATGCAGAAAATGCATTGAAAGCAAGATTCAGAGTAATTAAACTTATAGGATCAAATATAACTGACACTGATTTAAAAAATAAGACTGTAGAGTCTATTAAAGAATTTTTTGATTCTTCAAATTGGGATTTTGGAGAAACATTTTACTTTACAGAATTAGCGGCATACGTGCATAAAAAACTTGCAGGTGTGTTAAGTAGTTTTGTTATTGTGCCACAGGGTTCAGGTAGTGTATTTGGTGATATGTTTGAGTTTTTACCAAACAGCGACGAACTTATTATTCCCGACGTAAGTGTTAACGATATTGACATTATTCAGAATATAACAGATGAAAACATTAGAGCAGGAACATAATAAATGTCTAAAAAGAAAGCAGGCCCAAACAAGGTAAACAAAATTAAAACTAGTAACTTTTTACCTAATGTTTTTCAAACAGACATTAATAAAAGTTGGTTAGATAGTACCCTTGACCAAATGGTTTCAAAAGGACCGCTAGGACAAGTTAATGGATACATAGGAAATAATAGTGGAAAGTATTCAGTATCTACAGACAAATATATAACTCCTAGTGTTGATGCTACTATAAGAAACAAAACTCAACTAGCACCTGCTATAGTATCTTATAATAATAACCAAGACTTAACTAACAAAATTTCTTTTGATGATATAACATATGCAATAAATCAAAACTTTAATGCTTACAATTATAATGCGTCTTATTCATCAAGTAAATTTACATTTAGTCCTCCAATTAATGTTGACAAATTTTTAAACTTTAAAAATTATAGATGGGTTGAAGAAATGCCTGTATACGAAAGTGTTTATACAGGAGCGAACAAAGATCCTCTTATTGATATGTTGCGTGTGCCAGCATATAAACTAACTGACGATAATAATTCGTTTGTACTAGAAGTTGGCATGATTATAAAATTTAGTGGAACAGGTTGGGATTCAACTGTAAAAGATAAAACTTATCTAGTAACTGCAAATAATCCAGAAACAAAATTAGAATTATATAAAGACTCAAATGGAGTTAAAGTTTACAATAGTTATAGTAAACTATCAAAAAGAAACTATGGTGTATGGGATACTGGTGAACCTGTAAGAGTTTCTCCAAATACTGCAAACAGTTATTGGGCTACTAGTAATCAATCGCCACAAGCATTAGTAGATGCTTATAATGCTGATACAAATAGACTTCCTTTGTTTGACGGATTTATTTTTGGAAACGAGGATAGCAATCCTGCACAGTTTAAAGAAAATACTTTAATAAGATTTACTGCTGGTTGGGTTCACAATGGTCAAACTACAAACACAGAATCAATTTATATTACACAAGTAGATGCATCAACAAAAGATGTTTCATTTAAAAAATTAGTTGATGCTACATTTAGTAATAATAAATGGACAGCAACAAATGTAGCAGGTATAACTGCTAACGAACTTGCTTTAATTAATTCACTAGATGGACACGATGAAGATAACGAAAAATGGGATCACCAGGCTCCACTAACACCAAACAAAGATTATATTGTTATAGATAGAGGAGATGTATATCAAACTGCTTGGAGTAGAACAAATAGCTGGGTTAACTTTGCTACTATTAATAAAGTACAAGAGTTAATTCCAACACATGATTTTACTGAAATACTAAATG